CGAAAAGAAAATGAAAAGCGCACCAAAATTGTCAGTGACTATCTTGACGACGCGCGGGCTAAACCAGCTCACGAAAAGCCAGCCGCCGCGAAGGTGATCAGCGAAGCGCTTTCAAAAGTGGAAGGCTGATATGGCTAATTATAAAACGACGCTTAGTGCCGCTGTGCTGGCGCTGGTATTGGGTGGCGCATCTGCCCCGGCTATTCTCGATCAACTGCTGGATGAGAAAGAAGGTAACAGCCTGACTGCCTATCAAGATGGCACCGGCCTGTGGACGATCTGCCGTGGCGCAATCCGTGTCGACGGTAAGCCAGTCTATAAAGGTATGAAGCTGACCGCGGCGAAGTGCGCGCAGGTGAATCGGCTAGAGTCAGACAAGGCGATTGCCTGGGTGAAGAAAAACGTCAACGTTCCGCTTACCCAGCCTCAGATTGCTGGCATCGCGTCGTTTTGCCCCTACAACATCGGCCCCTCGAAATGTTTTTCATCCACTTTCTACCGCAAGCTCAACGCTGGCGATAAGCGCGGCGCGTGCAGCGAGATAAAGCGCTGGGTGCGTGACGGTGGTAAAGACTGCAACGTGCGTGCAAATAATTGCTTCGGGCAAGTTCAACGCCGGGATCAGGAAAGTGAACTGACATGCTGGGGGTTGGATGAATAGCAGAATTGTAATAGTTGTCAGCTTGTTTGCCGCTGCTGTGATTGCTCTGCTATTGACACTAGCCTTTCACTTCCACGGTAACGCGGTGAAGTCAGAGGAAAAAGCCAAACAGCTGCAGAGTGATAATAACCTGCAAGCGCTGACCATATCCGCACAGGCTTTTACCTTTCAGCGCTCGAATGAGATTGCCGGTGCTGCCCAGCAGTACGCTGTTCAGATTATTGGCGATAGCCAGGAGAAAGAAATTGAATACCGTACGATTTTCAAAACTGAGCCGACTTGCTCTCTGCTTATCCCTGATGACATTGCTCACAGCCTGCTCGAATACACGTACCGTTTACGTACCAGCGCAATGCACACCGATACCAGCGACATTAACAGCGCCAGTGCTGGCGCCACTTCCACCGGCCATTTGACATACTGCCAGGCTGTGTTGTGGATAAACCCGTTACTTGTAGCAGTTGACCAAGCAAATAACCAGTTGGAAGGGATACGGGACATTGAGAAAACAAGAAATCGCTGAATGAAAAAATGAAGTAAAGGGGCGCTGATTTGCCCCTGTTCAATTAACCTCGAGCTTCTCGCCCTGGTTCATCTTCATTGACGCGGTAACGCCAATATCTATCAGGTTTTACCCAAACTACATTGTCGCCACTTTCCACTCTAAATTTGTTTATGACTTTAGAGGACAAGGCAAGGTTACCATCTGCATTTTCTTTAAGATGTTGCTCGTTATCTTGCTTGACCAAGTAATCGACAACATCCTGCTGATACAAGCATCCTTCCCTTTGGAGCTGTCTCATCATCCAAGTGGATATATCAGTAAGAGACAACGGTATGGCGTTTGGGTTTAAGGCTTTGGGGTCGATTTGGTAATAGATTCAGGAGCGAATCTACCTTGCTCAAGCTTTTTACCCGCAAACCATTGGCAGACAATATCAGAATCGGTGATCTGTTTTATCGTCATGTCTGGTCCTCCAGATTTCAGGACCACTTGGTCGCCGATAGCGAAATTATTTAAATTACTGGGCGTCGGTGACTTAGCCATTTTTTGTCCTTATATATTTTGGCGAAATGCCAACAAGAACATGAGGTTGCTCTGAAGCAAAATCAACCCTCTTTGTGCAAATAACATCCGTAGGTAAAAATCATGGCAAAACCGGATTGGGGGACCATTCAGAAACAGTTCCTCGCCGACCATGCCATAACAAACATATCCCCCAAAGACTGGTGTGAGGCGCAGGGCATCAACTACGCCACGGCGCGCCGTTACGTCAAGAAACCACCCGCGGATTTCGCTGGTGGCCTTTAGCGGCTGCAACTTAATGCAAGATGCTCCTCATTGGACAAAACCACCGGCTCCCCGGCAAGGTTTATGTCCCAGCGCCAAATTTACTTACGTCGCTTAATGGGATTATTTCACCCTCAGTGAGCGAATTGAAAACAGTATCAAGCAAATAGCGTTGTTACATGAACACATCAAAAGTATTTTCCTTAAGTGACAAGAGAAACTGTTTTGTGATAAATTCAATGGTTATATATTCGAGTTATTAAGGAGTTTATCTTGTTTAATTTCATTAAACGAGGCAGGGCAGCAAGTCAGGTTAAGCAGTATACCGCACACTGGTGTGCCGCAATGAATACATCATTTAAAGGGGTCACGCGGGGCTTTATTGTAAATGAAAAACCCTTGAAGTTAATGAACTCCAGTATCATTTTAGCTGCTATCATGCACGCTGGTCTAAGCGGCCCAAGATTTTTGTCTGCCATAACTGATCAATTATCACATTCATATGGCTTTTCAGCAGAAGAATTTCAAACCAGTGCATTAATGGCGAAGGCTATACTTCATGGATTCGATGGTGAAGATACATTTGATTCTCAGTTGTGCATTTTGAAAGAAGTATGTCCAGAGTATCCCTTCACACTTATGGATACCGACTGGTTCAAGACTAACATAAACATAATTATCGATGTCATGGATACTGCCTTACGGGATTCTATTATAATTTTAAGGTCTTAATATTCACTGGGATAAGTTTTGTCTCTTTTTTAGAGAAAGAACTATTTTTATGCTTCTTCATTTACATTTATAAAACGCATTTAAACCATAAAACAATCTAACTCGCTCAAATTAAAAGCGAGTCAAGATAAATGTAACTTGAGAGAGTAATATTGGTTCAGTTTCATCAAAACTACCATATCTATTAAGTTGTAAGTTCAAGTGTGGTGGTTTATTAGCTTTTAACGGAAGTGCTAAAATTAAATGTTAAAAAAGCATTGAAATGAAATCAGTCTAAGCCGCCTCCGGGCGGTTTTTTTATGGAGTGAAAATGACGCTGACAGATGAACAGAAGGCGCTTTTCGCTGCTCTTACTGCGTTACAGAAAAAATACGTGACGCAGCTGCTGAAAGGCAAAAATCAAACCGACGCCTACAAGAAATCGGGCGGCAAAGCCAAAGGTGATGCTCTCCGCGCTGCCGCCTCCCGTTTGTATGCAAATGTTAACGTAAAAGCGTTTCTGAAATCCGTGCAGCATGAACAGGTTTCTGAGGCTGTAATGACGTATCAGGAAGCGCTCGAGCGGCTGACCGTAATGGGGCGCACGTCGATTGCTGACCTTGCCACATTCGGGACGCACGTTGTCGGCGAAGACGATGATGGGCAGCCGAGCAGTCAATCCGTGTGGTCATTCAAATGTTCTGACGAATTGAAGCCGGAACACCTCGCCGTGATTTCGGAGCTGACCGCTGGGAAAGATGGCTTGAAGATGAAGCTGCACGACCCGAAAGCCGCTATTAAGCAGCTGGCTGAGTTGCAAGGTTGGGAGGCGCCGAAGAAGACAGAGATTAGCGGGCCGGGCGGCGGACCTATTCAGACAGCGAAGTTGACGCCGGAAGAAGCGGCCGAGGCATATCGGAAAATGATGGGGTAGATATAGAAATCCGACGCGAAATCCACGTCGGAAAATAGCCTGATACTGCAAAATCACTATTTGCTTGAAATTCGACCTAATGCCTTCGCGGCTTCAGCTCTAACTTCTGCAGTGTTGTCATGCGTTAGCTCAAGCAGTTTATCAATAATGACCGTCTGTTTTGAGCCAGCCTCACCGAATGCAAAAGCTGCTGCGCCCCTAACTTCTGCTGTGTTGTCTCGGGTAAGGGCCATTAATCTTTCTTGTACTCTGTGTTCCATTTTCGTCTCCTTTTAGTAAGAGACTTTAATATCTGACTTTCATCTCTAAACATCAACCGTTACATCTGGAAATGACATGCCAATCCCATTCCCGTTTAATTTCAAAGAGCCGGACTACATGCAGGTTTTTGAATGGCGGATGGAACGGCTGCAACGCATTCGCCAAGACCCGCAATCACTGCCGGTGTTTAAAGCCTTTTACAAAGACAATCCCGCGCAGTTCATCATCGACTGGGGCATGACCGTGGACCCGCGTAATGTCGAACGTGGATTGCCTGCGCGCATCCCGTTCCTGCTGTTCCCGAAGCAGGAGGAGTGGATCCAGTGGTTCGTTGAACGCTGGCGCAGCGCCGAGCCAGGTATCACGGAAAAGACACGTGACATGGGCATGTCGTGGCTGACGGTCGCCATGGCGTCATCGCTTTGCCTGTTCAATCGCGGCGTATTCGCTGGCTTCGGCTCTCGAAAGGAGGAATACGTCGATAAAATCGGCTCGCCTAAATCGCTATTCGATAAGGCTCGAAATTTCATTTCCCTGCTGCCTGCTGAGTTTCGCGGCGGCTGGAGTGTCAAGCAGCACGCACCACACATGCGGATCCTATTCCCTGATACCGAATCGGCCATGACCGGTGAGGCGGGCGACGGGATCGGGCGTGGTGACCGAACCAGCTTTTATATTGTCGACGAATCAGCATTCTTGGAGCGGCCGTATTTGGTCGATGCCTCGCTTTCGGCGACAACGAACTGCCGCCAGGACGTATCCACGCCCAACGGCATGGCGAACTCATTCGCTGAGCGCCGTCACAGCGGCAAAATTAAAGTGTTCACTTTTCACTGGCGCGATGACCCTCGCAAAGATGACGCCTGGTATGCCAAGCAGGTCGATAATCTCGACCCGGTGACCATCGCGCAGGAAATCGACATCAACTACAACGCGTCCGTTGAGGGCGTGCTGATCCCGTCGGCCTGGGTACAAGCCGCCATCGATGCTCATGAAAAGCTTGGCATTCAGCCAACCGGCCAACGCATGGGGGCGCTCGATATCGCCGATGAAGGTAAGGACACCAACGCATTCACGACGCGGCACGGTTTCCTGTTGGAGAATGTCGAAGAGTGGTCAGGCAAGGGCGATGACATTTTCGGCACGATTCAGCGAGCGTTTGGAATCTGCGACGATCAGCGTCTCGAAACATACCGCTTCGACAGCGATGGTCTCGGCGCCGGCGCGCGCGGTGATGCCCGCGTTATCAATGAGCAGCGCGAGGCGCAGAGCCAGCATCAAATAATGGCTACTCCGTTTCGCGGAAGTGGAAGCGTTTTTGATCCCGATGCGGAAGCTGTGCGCGGCGACAACGGACAACCAGGGCGTCTTAATAAAGACTTCTTCGCTAACGCCAAAGCTCAGAGCTGGTGGAGCCTGCGCACGCGGTTTCAGAAGACGTATCGCGCCGTGGTCGAGGGCATGGATTTCAATCCGGACGACATCATTTCGATAAGCGGCAACATTGAGAAACGCGGGAAGCTTATCTCAGAGCTGTCACAGCCCACTTATTCGGTCAACGGAGTGGGCAAAATCATCGTGGATAAAAAACCTGATGGCACGAAGTCACCCAACCTGGCTGACTCGGTCATGATTGCGTACGCGCCAATGAATACCGCCTTGGATATTTGGGCGCAACTCGGCAGAGGCTGAATATGTCAGAAACACAATCTGTCGAGTCGATAAGCATTCCGACCCACGACAGTTACGAAAACTTTGTCGCCCGGCTCGGTTTGAACGAGTCAAATCAGTCCGGCGCCAGCACCTACAAGAACAACTGGACGTCGCGCAACCGGCTTCTGGTCGAGCAGGCTTATCGCTCATCATGGCTGGTTGGCGTGGGCGTTGATGCCGTTCCCGACGACATGACCCGCAAGGGGATTACCATTACCTCTAAGCTGGAGGACGGTCGCAAAAAGCAGCTCGATAACGCTTGGGATGAGATGGGACTGTGGGAGGCATTAAACGACACGCTCAAATGGGCGCGGCTATACGGCGGCGCGGTAGGCGTGATCCTCATTGACGGCCAGAACTATTCGAAGCCATTACGCATTGAAGCGATTGAGAAGGATTCCTTCAAAGGCATCATGGTAATGGATCGGTGGATGCTCAACGCGACCACAGAGCAACGCGTCAAAGAGATTGGGCCGGACTTTGGCATGCCAGAGTTCTACCGCGTCGTGACGTCCGCAACTGGCATCCCGCCGTGGAAGATTCACCATTCGCGACTCATTCGTTTCGATGGCGTCACGCTGCCATATCAGCAGCGTCTGACTGAAAACGACTGGGGCATGTCAGTGATCGAGCGTTGTTTCGACCGGCTCTTAGCGTTCGATTCCGCTACTACTGGCGTGGCTCAGTTGGTTTATAAGGCACATTTGCGGACATACAGCATCGAAGGGCTTCGCGGCCTGCTAGCAATGGGCAAAGACAATCCCGCCTTTAAAGCGCTGATGTCGCATATGGACATGATTCGTCAATACCAAAGCAGCGAAGGTATGACGATCATGGATGCCA